GATAAATCATTCTTTTCATTTTAAGTCCTTTGTAAAACTCATTTTATCTGATTTAAAAGTAACCTTGTTTTCTTTGTCAAATATCATATCGACAATACCATCGCATAACATCCAATCTGCAGGCATGACTCCATTATTATGCACCCAGTCTAATAATTTTTTAGCACCTGTAGGACTTATTTTATATGCCCTTGCTCCTTCATACCAGTTGCCAGGTTTAATAGGCTTTGCTTTTTTGAATCCTTCAAACTTGTATACATCACAATCCGTAACTGTACCCATTGGCTTGTTAAAAATTACATCATGTTCAAATATACAAATAGATTGTTGACTTACAAATGCTTTTTGCCAAAGTAAATATTGACTGAGAAAACACCCCTGTGTGCCTGGACGTTCCATATATCTTTTACATTTTTTATTAACACTGCTAGGAAATAAATTGTAATCTGCAATACTTACTTTCTGTCCGTTAACACCTTCGTACAACTCTACGTTCCAACCATACTTCTTTCCAGTAGTCAATGCTCTTTCAGCCATTGCTACACTATTAGGAAAGTCTGGTAAAAATATGATGTGTCCAGTTGTCATAATTCTATGTTTTCAGGAAGGTCTCTAAGCTCTCTAAATATCTTATCTTTCCAATGTGGAGGTAACCAATTCAATTGTGCTGACTTAAAACGCTTGTCATTTTTCTTATCACCCTTGCCTGTAGAAAATATGTCGTGTCTTTTTTGTCCCCAAGCATTCCATTTGTATGGAATTTTGCCCCAGGGTCTTCCTGCTGTTTCCCATTCTCTCATTACATTACGCAACACATCTTGATCAACGTACCAGTATATTTCTTTTTCAAATGCTTCAATCATTCGTTTACTAAACAATTCTCTAAACATTACACCATTTTGTCCAGTGCCTAAACATATTGCACTTGCAATAAAAACACTTGGATCTTTAGGTTTTGGCATCACACAAACATGTTTTGTTAAGTCTTTAAAATCATTTTGAAAAAATCCGTTACGTAAAACTGTGTCACAATCTACTTGTAAAATATATTGATGGTCACGTTTGAATAAATGTGCCAAACGCATAAATCTCACACTTGCCAAATAAGTTCTTCTTGCAATGTAATCAAGATCGTTAGTTTTAAAAATATGTTGCCCTTCTTTCATACGTTTTTTATTTTTTGCAAGTGATTTATAAAAATCTTCATTGACTTGTTCATAGGTATATGTAAAACTATATTCTGCAGACATTTTGTCTAAAACATTTTTATCCATATTCCCTTCATCTATAACATGACAGTGTACGTGCATCCAACCCAAAGTTCTGTTAATACTCTGTGCTAATGCATAGCCATGTCTATCAAAATAATCATAATCGCAACTAAAAAATACAATATCTTCTTTTTCTTTTGGTACTATATTGCCATGTAGTTGTGGTAATTTAAACATCTGGACTACTCCTTGGACGATAACCTAGCACGGCATTTTTTTCACCCTTACCAAGTTTTCTAATTAATCTATACCCTAATGGCATAAGAATATTTCTAATACTGTCTCTTTCATATCCATATCTTTCTGGATGATCTTTTCTTTCATATAATATAATAGGTGTACATCTTTTTATTGTATCTAATGCACCCTTGGCTACTAACGGTTCATATCCTTCTGCATCAATCTTAATAAAATCAACGTTTTGTAAATTAAAGCTATCCAACGTTTTAATTCTAAACTTACCTGTTTTTTTATCTGGATCGACATGAGTACCAAAACTTTTATTTGTAGTTTTAATTGATACTTCTTTTTCTTCGTCGCCTAATCCAACTGGATGTGTAGTACAATTATCAACTTTTTTCATATTTAAATTGTATTGTAAGTGCGGAAGTAAATTTGTGTTTAATTCATATGCATGTACATGTTCAAAAGATTCTGATAACCTGTATGCCGTTATGCCTACGTGTGCTCCTATGTCTACTGCAATTCTTAATTTTTCACAATGGGATATTGCTATTTGTAATTCTAAATTTTGATATTCTTCTATTTGTCCCATGCCTTGTTTCTTAGCACTTTTTAAACAAATATCGTTTGGCACTGTACGCCAACCATCTAATTCTATATACTTCATCTGTTTACCTGATATTCAAATGTACAACGCCAGGCAGTTCCGCTTTGGTAATCACTTCTGTCAAACTGACTCCAAGCTATGTGTTCTAGCATTTCATCTCTATCGAAGTGTGTTTTATTTTGCCAATGTTGTACTGCACTCTGTCCTAGTATTTCGATAGGCTTGCCAAGACACAAAGCCTCAACTGCGGCCATACTATGGTACGTAATTATTTTTTTAGCTTTTCTTATCATAGGAAGTATTTCATCCCACCTTTGCTTTCTTTTGCCTATTTTTTCTCTTACAATTAATGGCACGTCTAAGCCTTCATAGTATTTAATAGTTTTGTCTCTCCAGGTATGGTAATCTTCTCCCATATATCTAAATATGTTACTGTTATTATCAGCTGGCATAACCAACAAGTTGTATTCACCATCGGTATTCCAATCACTCCACAACTTGTCGTCAAGTTCTAATAGATGCGTTCTGCTTTCTTTTACAGGACGCACTATAGTATTTTGTAATGAATTATATGTGATACGATAATATTGAGGACGTTTATATCTATGGTTACCTATGTATCCATTATCTATATGAAAAAAATTTATAGATTTATCTTTTGTAATTGCATCAAATACCCAATCATCAAAAGGATGGCTGAATGCTAAGAATCGATCTTTCTCAATTTCTTCTGGTTTTGTAATCGTTTTTACATCACAAAACGTATATAGATACCTAAAAAGTTGTCCTCTTAATAATTTACAATTTTCTGGAACTTGGAACTTATAGTGTTGCATCTTCCATGCCTGCTACTCTTAACTTGACTACGTTTGTAATCTGCCACTGTTTTTGGTCAAGTCCTTTTAGCAAGCCGAGCCATTTGTTTCTTAGAAGTGCAAATTCGTTTATGATCTTTTCATAGTCAACTACATCTGCTTCACCGTCAACGTACTTTTCAACGTCTCTACTAGACAAAGCTCTTTGATAATTTTCAAGATACTTTTTAAAAAATGAACTACGTAATCTACGACATTCAATATTAAGATAATTAAGGATTGCTTCTATCTCTTGCAACTGTGCAAATCTTTGTTCAACAATGCCGGGCATTTCTGCCGCGGCACGTTCAACATTACCTTTTAGTTTGACTTCTGCTCTAGCATTGGCTAGTTCAGACTCAAAATGCGATATAGCATCAGGAATTTTATTTACATCTCTTGCAACTTCAGAATACCAACCCATTAATCATCCCAATCGTCTTCCGGATCTCTATCATAATCTTCAGCTTCATCGATATCCAGATAATAAGTTATAGCCGCATCCAAAAAATCACAACTTCCCATAGCATCTCTAAATGCAGTGTCATCTGTACCAAAGTCTGCACAAACATCTACATATTTTTCAGCTATTGTTTCAATGTGTTTTTTGTCAATACTATCCTTGAAAGTATTCCAAATGTCGACCACCATACTTGATTCCATCTTTACTCCTGTTCTGGTTCTTGTTCTGCAACCTCGATATTTACCACAGGCTCACCTTTATTGGCAAAATCTGACATAACTAAATCAAGCATGTCACCAGTCCAGTTTTTTCTGTACTCTTTGTGTTCAGTACCTTTAGAATCAATGTACTTTAACCTGTTTCCATCTTTTACGATAAGACCTTGCTTTTCAAACATGTCAACAAGTCCACTGTAAGGATCCATTCCAGTTTCATATGGAATCTTGACCTGCACACCTTCAAAAGGTTTTGCATATCTAGTTTTCATAACCTTACATGCGGCTCTAATACCACGTACATCACTTACCTTGTTGCCATCTTCATCCTCTTTTAGTTTCAACTTCTTCATTGCAACTACAATAGATGACGCATAGATAAAGCCTTGTCCACCTGATATTTTATCATCAGGGTCAAACATATCTTGCGAAGCATACGTATGGTTGGTACATACCATACCAACATTATGGCTACCAAACATGTTTACACAGTTTCGCACAAGAGCTGTCAGTGCCTTAGGCTTACGACCCATATCACCTTTCAAATCACCCTTACCAAACTGGTCAACATCTGTTGGAGTGAGCAACATACCCAATGAATCAATTACGAACAATACCTTTGGTCTTTCTTCTTCAGTCATTGCTTTGTAATCATTCATGAATACACTAATTGTTTTAGCAACATCGTCAATCATCGACATGTTAAGTTTTAGTAGTTTGCTTTCGCTTGTATCTACATCAAGTCTCTGTAGCCAATCTTCATCCAATGCATTTTCACTGTCTACTAATACTACAAATATTCCTTGATCTTGTGCCGCTTTTACAATGTTACCTGCACAAAAATAAGATTTACCAGAACCAGATTCACCTGCAAACACAGTTACTTTTCCTAACGGAATACCTTTATGAAAATCACCTGATACTAGATAGTTGAGTGCATAGTTACCTGTTGAAACCCAATCAGTCGGATCATTAAATCCTGCACTCATGCCTGTAATGGATTTCGTTAATTGTGTCCTAAATTTAGTAGGATCAAACGCCTTTGCCATAGTTTCTCCTTTTAAAGCCTAATGGGGGATTGCTCCCCCATTGTATATACTTTTATTGATTTTGTCTCGCACGGATCATGGAAAGAATGTCTTCAGCCTTACCACTTGTTGCCGGCGCAGGCTCTTCAGCCTTTGGTGTTTCTACTACCGGAGTTTCTACTACCGGAGTTTCCTGCTTTGGGCTAGTATCCACCTTTGGTGTGTTATTAGCTTTTACAGGGTCACCTGTTCTCGCCGCCATTCCTGCTGGACGGAAGTATTGACCGAACTTATCCATGTCATATGCTTCGCCATCAACAGATGCTTCAAACATTTCCTTCATTACCTTGACCTCTACATCAGTTGGCTTTTTAGGAAGGAAATCGCTAAGATTAAACAATCCGTTACCTTCGATTGCTTTCATCTCTGCGTCTGCTAATGGACGCTCTCTCCTTGCCCAACTTGAAGTTGAGTAATCAGCATAACCGCCTTTTGAACTTTTGGTTAGACGGAAGTCTACACCAGCAGTGTAATCTGTTGGTAGTTCTTCCATATCAGGATCCATAAGAGCCTGCTTGATAATTTGGAAAATCTGTGGACCAATAATAAATCGTCTAATTGGATTTTCTGGAAGTGAATCCTCATTAAGAGCATTCTCAGTTACAAAACCTTGGAAGATATATGATCTTTTCTTCCAATATTTACGACCCATGTCTTCAA